TAACTCCAGGGCATGGACCTGAACATCGAGTTCGTCTCCATGCTGGCGCAGGCGCAGCGCGCCATCGGCACGAACGCCGTGGACCGCTTCGTCGGGAACCTCGGCGCCATCGCGCAGATGAAGCCCGACATCCTCGACAAGTTCGACCAGGACGAGTGGGCCGACGTCTACGCCGACATGCTCGGCATCGACCCTGCGCTCATCGTCGCGGACAAGGAGGTCGCGATGGTGCGGCAGGCCCGCAACCAGGCGATGGCCGCCAAGGAACAGGCCGCGATGATGCAGCAGAACTCGCAGACCGTGAAGAACATGGCGCAGGCACCGATGACGGGCGACAGCGCGTTGTCCGAGGTGGTCGGTGCGACCCAGATGTTCTCCGGCTACGGCGGCTGAACGAAAGAAAACACATGGCGATGGTCAGCATGAAGATGGAGCCGGAGGGCGATGGCGAGGAGATGTACCCCGAGGAACTCTGCCTTGAGATCGAGGGGGAGCAACTCGCCAAGCTGGGCGTCACCGCGCCCATGCGACTCGGCACCGAGGTGACCATCACCGCCCGCGCCTACGTCAAAGAGACGAGCGCAACGATGGTCGAGGGCGGCATGGAGCCGAGCGTCGAACTCCAGATCACCGACATGTCGCTGGAGCCAGTCGCCACGGCGGCACGGGCGGCGACCATGCTGTACGGAGGCTGACATGGCGTACATGAAGCAGGGTTTCCCTTGGCTGTACGACAATTCAAGCGGCGACATCGTCGGGGTCAAGGACCCGGACGGCAGCGAAACGTACTTCGCACGCGCCCCGTACATCGGTGCGTTCTACGACGTCTCGCTCCAGCCGGCGGCAGCCGACACGGCGACGGTGTTCGAGTGCGACACGACGGACATCAGCCGCGGCGTGGTCATGGTGGACAACACCAAGATCACGGTCGCCCGGACGGCCACGTACAACATCGCGTTCAGCGCCCAACTCGAGAACTCAGCCAACGACGAGCGGACGGTGAGCATCTGGCTGCGCAAGCAGGGGTCGAACCTTGCCAACAGCAACACGATGGTGACCGTCCCCAAGAAGCACGCCGGTGGCAACTCCTACCTCGTGGCCGCGTGGAACTTCTTCGTGGACCTCGAGGCCGGGCAGTACGCCGAGATCATGTGGAGCGTCAACGGCACCGGCGTCGATTGCTTCTACACGGGAACGCAGTCCTCTCCGACCCGGCCGGCCACGCCGTCGCTGATCGTCACGGTCAACGAGGTGGATGGTCAGTACCCGTAACCCGTAGACGCGGGCATACATTCGCGAATGAGCCAGAACTACGACCCACTTGACCTGCGCGGGCAGGAGCGCGACCGAGCCGACAAGGAACTCAGGGAGCGACTGGACCGCCAGAACGAGGAGGCCGACGTCAAGTGGCTCATGTCGCAGAAGCGCGGCAGGCGGATGGTCTGGCGCTTCCTAGACCAGGCGGGCGTGTTCCGCAGTTCCTTCTCGACCAATGCCATGCAGATGGCGTTCGCGGAAGGCGCCCGGAACCGAGGGCTGAGGCTCCTTGACCTCATCCACACCGCCTGTCCAGAGCAATACCACGTGATGATGAAGGAACACAATGACGGAACCAACGATGACGGAAACGGCCGCAACGACCACTAACGCCGTTCCTGCATCTTCGGCCCCGGAAAGCGTGGCGGCGACGGCCGACAAGCTCTACGGGAACACGCAGAAGGCTCCCGCGACCCAGGACCGGAAAGCCGCCGATGCGGCCCCTGCCGGAAAGGAACCCGCGCCAGCCGTCGCTGAGGAGGCCAAGGCACCCGCCGAGGCTCCCAAGGCGCCGGAAGCCTACGAGTTCAAGGTGCCGGAGGGTCGCACGTTCGACCCCGAGGTGATGACCGCGTACTCGGAGGTGGCGAAGGAACTGAACCTGTCGCAGGAAGCCGCGCAGCGCCTCCTTGACGCAGTCGGCCCCAAGATGGCCGAGCGTCAGATGGCGCAAGTCGAGGCCGTCCGCACGGGCTGGGCCGAGAGTTCCAAGACCGACCGCGAGTTCGGCGGCGAGAAGCTCTCGGAGAACCTGTCCGTCGCCAAGAAGGCGCTCGACCAGTTCGGCACCGCCGAGCTGCGCAGCCTGCTGAACGAATCCGGCCTCGGGAACCACCCGGAAGTCATCCGGTTCATGTTCCGGGCCGGCAAGGCGATCAGCGAGGACCGCATGGTCACGGGTGCGGCCGCACAGGCCAAGCCCTCCGGCCCGCGTTCCTTCGCCGACCTCGCCGACGCTCTCTACTCCAACTCCTAACCACAAAGGGAACACACCCAAATGGCAACTCTCTCCACCTCCAACCTGACCCTCGCGGACTGGGCCAAGCGCACCGATCCCGAGGGGAACGTCCCCATCATCGCCGAACTCCTCAGCCAGTCCAACGAGATCCTCGAGGACTGCGTGTTCAAGGAGGGCAACCTCCCGACCGGCGAGCGCGTCGTGATCCGCACCGGCCTGCCCCAGGTCTACTGGCGTGCGCTCAACCAGGGCATCCCGAACTCCAAGTCTACGACCGCGCAGGTCGATGAGGCTTGCGGCATCCTCGAGGCCCGCAGCGAGGTCGACAAGGATCTGGCCCTGCTCAACGGCAACACGGCCCAGTTCCGGCTGTCCGAGGACACCGCCTTCCTCGAGGCGATGAACCAGACGATGGCGACCACGATGTTCTACGGCAACCCCGCCACGGACCCGAAGCAGTTCCTCGGCCTGGCTCCGCGCTACTCGGCGCTCACGGGTTCCAACAACAGCGTGAACGTGCTCAACGCCCTCGCGGGCGGCGGCTCGTACTCCGGCACCGCCAACACCTCGGTGTACATGGTGGTCTGGGGCGACAACACGGTGTACTGCCCCTTCCCGAAGGGCTCGTCGGCCGGCCTCATGCACGAGGACCTGGGCGAGCAGACCGTGTACAACTCGGACGGCACCCGCCTCCAGGCCTACTCCACGCGCTACCAGTGGAAGAACGGCCTGGTCGTGAAGGACTGGCGCTACGTCGTGCGCATCGCCAACATCAACACCACCGACCTGCTGGCCCAGACCAACGGCCAGGCCTCGACGTCGGCCAGCACGCTCATCAAGCTGATGGCGCGTGCCCTGTACCGCATCCCGAACATGGCGATGGGTCGCGCCGCGTTCTACATGAACCGGACGGTCCACAGCGGCCTGTCGATCATGGCGCTGGACAAGAGCCAGGCCGTGCTCAAGGTCAACGAGGGCCTGTCGCAGTTCGGCACGCCGTACAGCTGGCTGTCGTTCCTCGGGGTTCCGCTGCGTCGTGTCGACGCCATCGTGAACACCGAAGCGCAGGTTTCCTGATCCACCCCAACACGAAGGGACCACACTCCAATGATTACTGACGTCCTCCTCACCGTGTCGGGGTCCAACACCCCCGGCTCCGCAATCTCCGGCCAGGCCATCACGGCCGACGCCGTGTCGACCGACAAGATCGACCTCGGCACCGCCCGTGACATCGGCGAAGGCCGACAGCTGTACATGGTGTTCACCATCGTCACCTCGTTCAACACCCTGACGTCGCTCGACCTCCAGGTGGTGACCGATGACAACGCCAGCCTCAGCAGCCCGACCGTGATCGCCTCGCAGAACGTCCTGCTCGCTGGCCTCACCGCTGGCAAGCAGTACGTGGTGGCGCTCCCGCCGCAGATCGCAAGCCTCGGCGAGCGATACCTCGGCGCGCAGTACAACGTGAACGGAACCGACCCCACCACCGGCAGCGTCCTCGCGCAGATCGTCATGGACATCCAGGACGGCCGCAAGTTCTACGCCTCCGGCTTCACGGTGGTCTGATAGGAGCATCACATGGCGATGGTCAAGGCACTTCTGGACTGCTTCATCGACAACGGCTACCGTCGTGCGGGAGACACCTTCCGCTACGAGGGACCGGAGATCCCCGATGTCATCGAGTTCATCGACGGCGCGCCCAGCGCGCCTGCGGTGGGCGGTGAGCCGGAGCGCAAGCTGCGCCCCGGCAGGAAGCCCAAGTCCGAGACTGCGCCGGCCTGATGGTCCGATGAGTCTGTGAACAAGGAGGGGAGTCGGCGGGAAACCACGGCTCCCCTCCTCTCACTGAGGAGGTTCCCTTGCCCTCGGTCGTAGACCTTTGCAACCTTGCGCTCGCGTACCTCGGCGACGATGCCACCGTCGCGAGCATCGACCCGCCGGAGGGTTCCGCGCAGGCGGAACACTGCCAGCGGTTCTACCCCATCGCACGGGACACGCTCCTCCAGATGCACAACTGGTCGTTCGCCTCGCGGCGCGTGTCGCTCGCGCAGGTGACGATGCCGTACACCATGTGGAAGTACGCCTACGCCTGCCCCGGCGACATGATGGTCGCCGTGGCGGTGCTGCCTCCTGCCGCCGAGAACGACTACGCGGTGCGCGCCTACCCGGCCGACCGCTACGGCTGGGGCTGGATCAATACCCCGTTCGTCGCCGGCGGCACGTACGTCCCGCAGGAGTACCAGATCGAGACGGACACGAACGGGAACAAGGTCATCTACACGAACCAGGAGAACGCGCTCCTGCGCTACCAGGCGCTTGTCACCGACCCGACCAAGTTCGACCCGCTGTTCTCGAACGCGCTCGCGTGGCACCTCGCGTCGATGCTTGCCGGCCCGGTCGTGAAGGGCGCGGAGGGCGGCGCAGAGGGCCGACGCTGCGCCCAGATGGCCGCCGCCTACATCCAGCAGGCGCGCACCTCGGACGCCAGCCAGCGCGACGTCAAGCCCAACCACATCACTCCGTGGGTGAGTGGCCGCTGACCGATGGCACAGACCCGCGTATATCACCGTTCCTTCGGAGGCGGCGAGGTGTCGCCGGAGATGTACGGGCGCATCGATGACGTCCGCTTCCAGACGGGCGCGGCCACGATGCGCAACTTCATCGCGCTGCCGCAGGGGCCTGCGGAAAACCGCCCCGGCTTCGCATTCGTGCGCGAGGTAAAGGATTCGACCAAGCGGACGCGGCTGCTTCCGTTCACGTTCAGCACCACGCAGACGATGGTGCTAGAACTCGGCGCCGGATACTTCCGCTTTCACACGCAGGGCGCCACGCTCGGCCCCGGCACCCCGGCCGCATACAACGGGGCGACCGCATACGCGGTCGGTGCGCTCGTGTCGAGCGGCGGCGTGAACTACTACTGCATCGCTGCCACGACGGGCAACGCCCCGCCGAACGCCACATACTGGTACGCGCTCCCGGCCGGGATCTACGAGATCCCGAACCCGTATGCCGAGGCAGACCTGTTCGACATCCACTACGTGCAGTCTGCGGACGTCCTCACGCTCGTCCACCCGAACTACGCGCCACGCGAACTGCGCCGGCTGGGGGCCACGACCTGGACGCTGACCACGATCTCCTTCGTCCCGGAGGTCACGACGCCGACCGGGGTATCCGTGACCGCAAACCGCGGGCAGTCGCTGAACATCACCGCGATCACGAAGGCGAACCCCGGCGTCATCACGACCATCGGGAACCACGGCCTAGCCGTCGATGACCCGGTGTACGTGGACGGCGGGACGATGACCCAGCTGCGTGGGTATTTCAGCGTCAATGCGACTCCGGGCCTCACCACGCTGTCCCTGAAGGCATACGACAGCGGCGTCCCGGTCAACACCACCGGGTTCACGGCATGGACGGCCGGCGGCTTCGTGCAGTTCGGCGACCGCGTCCTTGACTTCGACTCGTACTACGTGGTCACGGCCGTGGACTCGAACGGCATCGACGAGAGCGCCCCGAGCGCGGCCGTCAGCGTGACGAACAACCTGAACGCGCCGGGCTCAAGCAACACGATCTCGTGGACCGCCTCGCCGGGTGCCGTGCTCTACAACGTCTACAAGCGCCAGAGCGGACTGTACGGGTACATCGGGCAGACGCAGGCGACGTCGTTCACGGACAACAACATCGCCCCGAACCTCGGGCTGACGCCTCCCATCGCGGACACCACGTTCGTCCCCGGCTCCATCCTGTCGGTGCCGATCACGAACGGCGGCACGAACTACGGCACATCCATCACGGGCGGGATCTTCCAGTCCGTCACCGTGGTCAACCAAGGCACGGGATATACGGCCTCGACCACCGTGAGCGTGTCCGACCCGACCGGGAGCGGCGCGACGTTCACGCCGACCGTGGCTGGCGGCAACATCACGGCGGTGGCGGTCAACACGGCCGGCAGTCTGTACACGGACCCGACGTTCACCATCGTGGACACGGCCGTCCTGTCCACCGGAGCCGGCGCCCAGTTGCGGGCAGTCACCACCCCGGTGGTCTACGGCACCGTCACCATCGGCGTGACAGATACGACGGGCACGGGCGCGGTGCTGGAGCCCGTCATCAGCGGCGGCGTCATCACGCAGATCCGCGTGGTGAACGGCGGCCGCAACTACACGAACCCGACGATCACCGTCACCTCGGCCGCAGGCGGGTCGAGCGCGGCGTTCGGCCCGGCCGTGCTGTCGCAGGTGCAGTACCCCGGCGCGGTGTCCTACTTCGAGCAGCGACGCGTGTTCGCAGGCACGACGCTCCAGCCGCAGACGCTCTGGATGACCCGCACGGGCACCGAGAGCGACATGTCCTACCACATCCCGCTCCAGGACAGCGACCGCATCTCGTTCACCGTGGCCGCCCGAGAGGCGAACACCATCCGCCACCTCGTCCCGCTGACGCAGCTCCTCGCGCTGACGAGCGCCGCCGAGTGGCGCATCAGCCCGGTCAACAGCGACACGATCACGCCGACCACCATCTCGGTGCGCCCGCAGTCATACGTCGGGGCAAACAACGTCCAGCCGTCCATCGTCAACAACACGGTGGTCTACTGCTCGGCCCGCGACGGCCACGTGCGCGAACTCGGCTACTCGTGGCAGGCCAGCGGCTTCGTGACCGGCGACCTGTCGCTGC